ATTCTGGGCATTCGGTACGAGGAGAGGACGGAGCCGTGGCCGGGTGCGTGTGGTGTGTTCCACCCCTTGCTCATGGAGAGCGCGGTTAAGTTCCAGTCTGAGACCATCATGGAGACGTTCCCGGCGATGGGGCCGGTCAAGGCCAAGATTATTGGCAAGGAGACTCCAGAAAAGAAGGACGCCGCCATCCGTGTTGCGGAGGATATGAACTATAAACTCACGGAGCAGATGCCGGAGTATCGGCCTGAGCACGAGCGGTTGTTACTCAGCCTAGCCCTCTCGGGTAACGCGTTCAAGAAGGTCTATTTTGACCCGGCGCTTAATCGCCAGACTGCGGTCTTTATCCCAGCCGAAGACATTATTGTGCCTTATGGTGCGCCTAACCTTGAGGCTGCTGAGCGTGTTACGCACCGTATGCGTAAAACGAAGAATGAAGTTAGACGCTTACAGTACGCGGGCTTCTACCGTGACGTAGACCTTGGCGAGCCGATGCGCGTCATGGACGAGGTGGAGAAGCAGAAGGCTGAAGATCAAGGCTTCAACGCCTCTATTGACGATAGGTTCCAGTTGCTTGAGATGCACGTGAACCTAGACCTGCCGGGTTATCCGGACGTTGATGAAGATAATAACGAGACAGGTATCGCGCTGCCGTACGTGGTGACGATAGAGAAAGGAACGGGAACGGTCTTAGCGATTAGAAGGAATTGGCGAGAAGATGACCCACTCAAGCTCCGTAGACAGCACTTTGTCCATTACGGATATATCCCCGGCTTTGGTTTCTATTATTTCGGACTTATACACCTTATCGGCGGTCACTCTAAAGCAGCAACCTCCCTCCTTCGCCAACTTGTCGACGCGGGAACTCTTAGCAACCTTCCGGGTGGTCTCAAATCACGTGGTCTCCGTATCAAGGGAGACGACACCCCCATCGCCCCCGGAGAGTTCCGAGACGTAGACGTACCGAGCGGAGCCATCCGCGATAACATTTTGCCCCTGCCGTACAAAGAGCCGAGCCAGACGCTCTCAATGCTCTTAGACCGGATTGTTGAAGAAGGACGCCGCTTCGCTGCGGTATCTGATCTCAAGGTCAGCGATATGTCCTCGCAGGCCCCGGTCGGTACGACGCTTGCCATCCTTGAGCGTGTTCTCAAAGTGATGAGCGCGGTGCAGGCCCGCATTTACTACACGATGAAGCAGGAGTTCAAACTCCTTGCGATCATTATTCGCGATAACACTCCGGACGAGTATTCCTACGAGCCGGAGGTTGGTAGCCGTCGTGCTAAGAAAGCTGACTACGATGACGTTGATGTTATCCCGGTCAGTGATCCCAATGCGGCAACGATGTCGCAGAAGATCGTGCAGTACCAAGCCGTGCTACAGCTTAGCCAGACCAATCCTCAGATTTACGATTTGCCCTATCTGCATAGGCAGATGATTGAAACGCTTGGTATCAAAAACGCCAGCAAAATCATTCCTGTTGCAGATGAGCAGAAGCCCGTTGATCCTGTGACGGAAAACATGAATATCCTAACGGGCAAGCCCGTCAAGGCGTTTCTATATCAGGATCACGAGGCCCATATTCGGGTTCACATGGCAGCGATGCAGGACCCGAAGATTATGCAGCTTGTGGGCCAGAACCCGCAGGCGCAGACGATTATGGGTGCGGCACAAGCGCACCTCATGGAGCACATAGCCTTCCAGTACCGCAAGGAGATCGAGAAGCAGCTTGGTGCGACTCTGCCCCCGCCGCCTGATAAGGATAGCGACGAGAATTATCTTCCTGAAGCCGTTGAGATACAGGTGTCTCAGCTTGCGGCTCAAGCCGCCGCACAGTTGCTCCAGAAAGACTTGGCTGAAGCTAAGGCACAACAGATTGCCCAGCAACAGCAAGACCCCGTTATCCAGATGCAGCAGATGGAGCTTCAACTTCGCCAACAGGAGTTGCAGCTTAAGGCACAGCAGTTGCAAATGGATGCTCAGATCAAGATGCAGGAGCAACAACGCAAGATTCAGAAAGACGCTGTTGAGGCCACGGCCAAAGTCGATGAACTTGACATGCGTAAGGCTGAAATCTCAGGCCGTCAACAGATTGAGGCTGCGAGACTTGGCGTTGACATTCAGAAGGACAAAGCGAAGCAAAGAGCAGAAGGAGCAAGACTTGGTATTGATATTGCCAAGGCAAAGGAGCAGGCAGAAATACAGCGGATGGCCGCTGCACGTAAACCCACACCAAAGGAGTAACTGTAGCCCATGAACTACAGCACACCTCTTGACTACCTCAACTCAAAACTTGAGGAAGAAAAGAGAATCATCACTGAGAATCTAATTCAGGGGAAGTTATCCGAACCTGAATACAAAAGGTTATGCGGGGCGATTCAGGGTCTCGATCTCGCTAAAAACCACATTAATGACCTTGCAAGAAAGATGGAGAACAATGATGAGTAATATCGACATTGAGGCTACTAAGGAGCAGGCAGAGAAAGCGAAACTTCTCCCTGAACCGAAGGGCTTCAAAATCCTCTGCGCCGTGCCGCAGGTGGAGGAAGAGTTTGACGGAGGGATTATTAAGGCAGATGACACCAAGAAAATAGAAGAGCAGACCACCGTCGTGCTCTTTGTAGTCAAGGCTGGTGATCTGGCTTACAAGGACAAGGATAGATTCCCGACTGGCGCATGGTGCAAAGAAGGGGATTTCATTCTTACCCGCCCATACACGGGTACTCGGGTCGTTATCCATGGCCGCGAGTTTCGTCTCATTAACGACGACAGTGTAGAAGCCGTCGTGCAAGACCCGCGTGGCATCCGCCGCGCATAAAGGAGTAAATCATGCAGCAGGAAGAGTTTAAGTTTCCTGACGAAAGGGAAACGTCCGCACCCGAAAGTGCAGATGATATTAGCGTTGAAATTGTAGATGACACCCCTCCAGAGGATATTGACCCCGTTACGGGTAAGGCCCGCGAGCCTATGCCCAAGGAGATTGTGGAGGAGGTCGATAATGACCCGCTGGATCAATATTCAGATACGGTAAAGAAAAAGCTTAACCAGATGAAGCGTATCTATCACGATGAACGTCGTGAGAAAGAACGCATGGCTAGGGAGAAAGCTGAGGCTGAGAAGTTTGCTCAAATCCAGTTTGAGGAGAACCGTAAACTTAAACAGCGCCTTGGTTATGGCGAGAAGGCTTATATTCAGGAAGTTACTAAATCAGCTACCAACGAGTTGGCGGCTGCTAAGGAAAAACTGAAGCAGGCTTACGACTCCGGTGATTCTGAGAAAATTACCGAAGCACAAGAAATGTTGACAGAAGCTAAACTAAAGCTTCGTGAATATGAGCGTTATAAGCCCTCTTTACAAACTGAACAATCAGGTGTACAAGAAAATCAACAGGTAACGACACCGCAAGTGCGCCCTGCTCCTGTACTCGATCCAAAAGCCGAGTCTTGGAGACAGAAAAACACTTGGTTCGGTGCGGACGAGGAGATGACTGCCCTCGCGCTCGGCCTGCATGAAAAATTAGTCCGGTTGGGTGTGGATCCGCGTAGCGACGATTACTACCGCCGTATTGATGAAACGATAAAGAAGCGATTCCCTGAAGCATTTGATAATGCCGAGGGCGAAGAGCAGACGAAGGAATCGGCCAGAACCGCCCCTCGTGCGAAACCAGCAGCCAATGTGGTTGCTCCAGTAACTCGTGCCACGGCACCGAGGCAAGTTCGATTATCGCCATCACAAGTGGCATTGGCTAAAAAATTTGGACTTAGCAACGAGCAGTACGCAAAAGAACTTATGAAACTGGAGAATCCCAATGGCTGACAGTCGTCTTGATCGTGAACTCGAAAAGCGTGAATCAACGCAGCGTAAAACCACTTGGACGCCGCCTCAGTTGCTTCCTGAACCGAAGCCAGAATCGGGGTGGGTATTTAGGTGGATTAGAACTTCGATGATGGGCCAAGCCGATCCCACGAATACGTCCGCAAGACTTCGTGAGGGTTGGGAGCCAGTTAAGGCTGAGGACCATCCGGAGTTGATGTTACATGCCGATCCTAATTCCCGATTTAAGGGTAATGTGGAAGTCGGCGGGCTGCTGTTGTGCAAGGCTCCGGAAGAGATGATGAAGCAGCGGGATAAATATTATACCCGGCAGGCACAGTCTCAGATGGAAGCAGTGGATAACAGCTTTATGCGCGAGGGGGACAGCCGGATGCCGCTCTTTAATGAAAAGCGTTCGTCTACGTCCTTCGGACGCGGATCAAAATAACCCTTTTGGAGTAACAAATGGCTTATCCTACTGTCTCGGCCCCTTACGGGCTTAAGCCGATCAATTTGATCGGCGGGCAGGTTTTCGCGGGCTCGATCCGCGAACTGCCCATTCAGTACGCCTACGGCACGAGCATTTTTTACGGAGATTTCGTAAAACTTTCTCGTGGCAACATCACTCGTGCGTCGGTGTCTACGGGCACCACGAACAACCAAGTGACGGGCGTATTCCTCGGCTGCAGCTACACCAACCCCTCGACGAAGCAGAAGCAGTTCGCTCAGTACTGGCCTGCTGACACGGCGGCGGGTGATGCGGTGGCCTACGTGGTTGACGATCCGGATACCGTCTTCAAGGCGGTGGTCTGCTCGTCTGGCACGACGGTGGCTTCGGGTTCCCCGGCGCTCATCGGCACGAACCTCTCGATGGTCAACAACACTGGTTCGGTAAACACGGGTAACTCGGCGAATGCCGTTCTCGCCCCTGCTGCCACGCCGGTCACGTCGATCCTCCCGGTTCGCTGCGTTGATGTTGTGACCGACACGGCCTACAGCTACTCGGCTACTGGTTCGTCCTCGTCCACGACGATCACGCTAACGGGTTCGGGCGCTCCGGCTGCTCTGCCTGTTGGTACCGGCGTTGCTTACCTTGCCAGCAATGGTCAGGTGATCCAGACCGGTTCGTTCGTATCCGTGGCTGCTGCCGCTGGCGACACTTCGATCACGATTGACTCGGCTATTGATGTACCGGGTAGCGTGGTTGCGATTCCGTCGTCCTCGACCATTGTGTTCACTGTCTATCCGGAGATTCTGGTTAAGGTGAACGTGCTGGTCCACGGCTATTACAGCAGCACCACGCCGTAAAGGAGCAATAGAAAATGGCTATTTCACGCGCACAATTACTGAAAGAGCTGCTCCCCGGCTTGAACGCACTGTTCGGTCTGGAGTACTCGCGCTATGGTGAGGAGCACAAGGAGATCTACGATACCGAGACCTCCGAGCGTTCCTTTGAAGAAGAGACGAAGCTCAGCGGGTTCTCCGCTGCTCCGGTGAAGCCGGAAGGCCAAGCGATTGCGTATGACAACGCGCAGGAAGCTTGGACTGCTCGCTACAACCACGAGACTATCGCTCTCGGCTTCTCCATCACGGAAGAAGCGGTTGAAGACAACCTGTACGACTCGCTCAGCAAGCGTTATACGAAGGCTCTTGCTCGCGCTATGGCGTACACGAAGCAGGTCAAGGCGGCGTCGGTTCTGAACAACGGCTTCTCTGCCGCCTATCCGGGCGGTGACGGTGTTGCCCTGTTCAGCACTTCGCACCCGCTGGTCGATGGCGGCACTAACAGCAACCGTCCCACGACGGGCGCTGACCTCAACGAAACCTCGCTTGAGGCTGCTGTCATTCAGATCGCTGCTTGGACGGACGAGCGTGGTCTCCTCATCGCGGCGAAGCCCCGCAAGCTCATCGTGCCCCCGGCATTGATGTTCGTTGCTAAGCGTCTCCTCGATACGGAACTTCGTGTTGCCACCGCTGACAACGACATCAACGCGTTGAAGGCGATGGGATCGATTCCGGAAGGCTATGGCGTTAACCACTTCCTGACGGACACGAACGCTTGGTTCCTCCGTACGGACGTGCCGAACGGCATGAAGCACTTTGTCCGTACACCGCTCCAGAACTCAATGGACGGGGATTTCGATACTGGTAACGTGCGGTATAAGAGCCGCGAGCGTTACTCGTTCGGATGGTCTGATCCGCTGGGCATGTACGGTTCGCCGGGCGCGTCCTAATAGGACTAGGCGAGGGGGGCTTCGGCCCCCCTTTCCTTTTTAGATTGTCTAGCGTATATACGTTCTATCGGGAAAAATCCGCTTGCCAGACAGCCCCGACTGACGACATGCAGACTGGCAGGCATGGCTCGCATGTGAGGTATTTATAATGGCTCGTACTACGTTTAGCGGCCCGGTTAAGTCTGACAATGGCTTTGAGGGCAGCATTTCCGCGACTGTTTTGACGGCTTCTTCGGCTACGATCACCAATTTGATCGCTACGTCGGCCAAGATTTCCAACGTGACGATTAATCAGGCGAATGCTGCCTCTGGTGCTGTTTCGGCCCAGCTTGGCTTCATTCCGGTTCTTGTTGGTTCGACCACGGCCTACATCGCTTTGTACAGAAGCGTCACCGTTTAATCTGACCGGGGTATAGCCCCATAAACGGAGGACTCTTATGGGTATGCAAACTGATGTCTGGGCAGTAAATCCATCTGCCGGGGTTGATGACTTTTTCTTCGGATCGGCCACGATTTCTGTAGCCGGTACGTTGAATCTTTCGGCCAACGAGATTGGCACGAACGGTTGGGGTTATCGCCTCAAGATGACGAGTGCCGGTAACAACACGGCACAGACGTTATTGGTCAAGGGTATTGCAGTAGGCGAACTTGGCGGG